GTAGTGGTACTTTTGATCCGGGCGCAATTGATTTTAGATCTGGCGAAATTCTTTATATTGAAAACCGTGCAGCTATTTCAAGAGCAGTAGATCAAACTGAAGATATTAAAATCGTAATTCAACTATAAGATATGGAATAAAAATGGTAAGTAACGTTACAAGCACCACATTCAGCCAAACTTATAGAGATGATTTTGCTGATAGTGATAACTACTATAGAATCTTATTCAGAGGTGGTAGAGCTCTTCAAGCAAGAGAACTAACCCAATTACAAACAATCATCCAAAGAGAAGCAGAAGCACACGCAAGATTTGTATTTAAAGAAGGTGCTGCGGTTCACTCAGGTGGTGTTCAAGTTAATACAAGATTTGAATTTGCTAAATTAAATACTGGTACTTATACATTACCTACAAATTTTTCAACACTTATTGGTGAAACTTTTACAGGTTTAACTTCAACAATTAAAGTTAGAATTGTAGATATTGTTGAAGCTGAAGGTTCAGATCCTGCTACAATTTATATTGAATATGTAAATAATAATTCAATTTCTGGTACCACTAGTCCTGTTCGTCTTACTCCCGGTGAGATTATTAATGGTGATGTGAGCGGTACAAATCTTCAAATTCAAACTACTAATACCACAGCTAATCCAGCGGTTGGTCGTGGTACTAGACTTTCTGTAAAAGAAGCAGTATATTTTGTAAACGGTCATTTTGTATTTACTGCTTCTCAGGATATTCTTGTTTCAAAATATACTAGCACACCAACAGAAAAAGTTGGATTTACTGTAACAGAACAAATTGTTACAGCACTTGATGATACAGCTCTTTATGATAATTCAAATGACACTCCTAATCTAACTGCTCCTGGTGCTGATCGTTATAAGATTTTCTTAACTCTTGCTCTTGAAACAAATGTTGATTCAGATACTACATTTATTCCTGCCTTCGATATTGTTGATGGTAATTTAGCTGCAGCTAAAATGCCCGGCGATGAAAGTCTAAGTATCATCCGTGATATTATGGCAAAAAGAACATTTGAAGAATCAGGTAATTATACTGTTAAACCGTTTATTATGAAAACTCTGGATAATGATTCAGATAATACCAAACTTGATATTAATATTGCACCTGGTATTGCATATGTTCAAGGTTATAGATACGAAACATTCTCACCAATACGTATTCCAATTGCAAAACCAAGAACTACTGTTACAATTAATAACGACGTAATTGCCGCCGAATATGGTAACTATGTTCTTGCAAGTAACTTTCTGGGCATGCCAGCTATTGACACATTTGCTACGGTTAATTTAAGATCTGCGGTAACACATGGTGGTTCAACAATCGGTTCTGCTAGAATCAGAGCAGTTGAAAAGTTCGGATCAACTTATAGAATATATCTTTTTGATGTATCAATGAATGCCGGCCAACAATTTAGTTCCGTAAGAAGTATTGGCACAAGTACTGCACAATATTCGGATTTAATACTTGAGAATGGTGTTGCAGTTATTAAAGATACTGCAAATAACAATCTTCTTTTTGACTTATCCAAAACTAGACCTTCAGCCCTATCTGATATTTCTCTCACAACTCAGAGAAAACTTACAGGCACAACTACAGGTTCTGGTACAATTCAATTTAATCTATCCGCCCCTGGCGAAACATTTGCCAATTCATCAAATTGGTTATTAACTGTTGATAGCTCTGGTGCAGAACAAACAATTAATATTACCGCAGGTGGTAATGGAAATGCATCTGTAACTCTTGGTACTCTACCCACTAGTTCTGCGGTCTCATTGGCGGCTTACATTAATAAGGGTTCCGCAACGGTTAAGACCAAGACCCTAACTAATAGAACGGCTACTATCGCACCAGAAGGTGATAATAGTGTACAATTGGAAAGAGCAGATATCTATAGAATCAACGAGATTCGTGATGGGTCTGCTTCAGGTAATATAATTACAAATTACTATATTCTTGACAATGGTCAAAGAGATAATTTCTATGCTGAAGGCGTATTGTATCTAAGAAGCGGATATAGTGCTCCTGCTGGTAACGTATATGTAGATTTTGACTTCTTTGATCACGGTGCTTCAGGCGATTTCTTTGCGGTTAACTCTTACACCGGACAAGTTAATTATGAAGATATTCCTGCTCACAGACAAAGAAATGGTGAAATTGTCCAGCTAAGAAATGCAGTAGACTTTAGATCCAGAAAAGCGAATACCGCTGGTGATTTTACCAGTACTGGTGCTGTTCGTATGGAAATCCCTGCAAATACAGATTTAATCACAGCTGATGTATCTTATTATCTAGGCCAAGCATATAGAATTGTAATTGATCAAAGTGGTTCATTCCAGGCAATTGCTGGAGAAAGATCTTTATATCCCATATATCCATCAACTCCAGAAAATTCAATGGAGCTTTATAGATTACTAGTTAATCCATATACACTTGATGATAGTGATGTGTCTCTGACTTATGTTGATAATAGACGATATACAATGAGAGACATTGCAGATCTTGAAACTCGTATGGATAAAATTGAGGAAATTACTACTCTTAATCTATTAGAACTTGAAACAGCAACTCTTGAAGTTCTTGATTCAAATGGTAATAATCGTCTAAAAATTGGTTTAACAGCTGATAACTTTACCGATCACTTCCAAAGTGCTAGAAATAGCATTGAATATAAAGCATCAACCGATGCATTTAACAGAGAATTAAGACCTTCATTTGTAACTAGATCTTCGGAACTTGTTTATGATTCAGATAATTCACAATTTGTGTCATTAATTGGTGATACCGTATATCCTTTATATGAAGAAGTTCTTTATACTGTAAATGATAAAGCTTCAGATGCAATTCCTGTAAACCAATTTAATCTTGGTGTTACTGTAGGCCATATTAAATTATCACCATCAACTGATACTTGGTTTGATACAGAAAGAGTTCCTGCAAAAATTATTGATGGTGGAACCAAAATTGATCCTAAAAATAATTCTCTTTGGAATGATTGGGGCTTTAACTGGTCTGGTGTTTCGGAAAGTAAATTAAAAGAAAATTATTCTGAAACATTAACTAAAAAAGAGGGTAGAACAACTACCACTGTTACAAGTACCGTAAAGAAAGATGAAATTGTTGCAACATCAATGGGTGATCAAATCCTTTATGAAACCTCAATTCAATATCAAAGATCTAGATTTATATTCTTCAAAGCTCAAGGTTTAAGACCGAATACTAGATATTTTCCATTCTATAATGGAACTGATGTTTCAAATTGGATAAGAGCAGGATCAGGTTTATTCCAATATTTTGCTGCATTACCAACAAATAGTGTCTATCTTGATCCTGGTGATAAATATAAAAATGCAACAGAGTTTCCACTTGACCTTGGCGGAAAAACAAGTCAAATATTTAGTAATTCACAAGGTGTTGTTGAAGGTATTTTCTTTGTACCAAATACCGATTCTATTAAATTCCTAACAGGAACTAGACAATTTGTATTAATAGATATTAGCACACTTGATAGAACTTCTGCTCTATCTTATGCTCAAACTGAATTTGTTTCAACTGGTACAATGCAAACATATCAAGAATCCATTAAACATACTAGAAGATATATTGTTGATACATCAATTGTTACAACTACTGAACCTTCATACGATAAAAGAGATGATGCTACTAATAGTTCTAGTGGTGGTGATGGTGGTAATGATGGTCCTATGAATTGGTATAGCGCCGATGGATCCTGGGTAGGTGCCGGTTATGCTGGTTATCCATCAACTACAGAGTATGGTAAGTCTTATTCAAAAGAATTTGCTGCGGCTGATAAAGCTGGAGATGTAGCTGGACCAAACGGCGGATCAAATGATAAAATTATTTGTACCGCAATGAATGAAACATATGGATTTGGTTCTTTCCGTCAAAAGATCTGGCTTGAACAATCTCGTGATCTACCAGAAGAATATCAAATTGGTTATCATGCAATTGGTCTACCTCTCATTCAGTATGCTTATCGTACTAAGAAACCTGGTCACATGGCAATTAGAAGAACTCTGGAACACATTGCTAGACATAGAACTGCGGATATTTGGAAACAGAAACATGGTAAAAGAGATTATGTTGGCGCAATAGAACGTGCTATTTTAGAACCTATATGTTATGTAACTGGATGGGCAATTAAAAGAATAGGAAACCGCTAATGTCAGCTCAAACATCTGAAAAATCACAACCGATTGCTCAAACATTTATGGTAAATCACGCAAGCGGCATTTATATAACAAAGGTTGGGTTATTTTTTGCCACAAAAGCTGATAATGCGGATTATCCAGTTCAAGTTCATATTAGACCAACCGTAAATGGTGTTCCTGATAGTCATAAAATTTTGGAAAATAGTATTGTATTTAAAGCAGCAAGTGCAATTACAACATCAACTGATGCTACAGCTGAAACTATTTTCCAATTTGAAGAACCAGTATATTTAGAAGGTGGTAAAGAATATGCGGTTTGTGTAAATTCAAATGCAAAAAGTAATGCATATCAAATTTATTCATCAAAACTAGGTGAATTTGCCTTAGGTAGTACAACAGCAAGAATTCAAAGCGATCCTTATGCTGGGGTATTTTTCAAATCTTCAAATGGGAAAACATTTGAAGCTGATAATACACGAGATCTTACATTTAAAATTTATAGAGCAAACTTTTTATATGAAAATGCGCTGGTAAGATTTAATGCAGCACCACCACCGGTAAAACTTCTACCAACGGATCCATTTAAGTTTACTGCATCAGATGCAACGTTAAGAGTGTATCATTCAAATCATGGATTCCAGGTAAATGATACAGTTTACATTTCTACTGATTCAAGTGGATTTGATTCATCATCTACTGTAAATGGTGTTTTTGGTTCAAGTATTCTAGGATCAAGAGTTATTACAGCAATTGACCAAACCGGTTATACTTTTGAGATGGATTCTACAGCAGATTCATCAATCTTTGGTGGTGGCACTGGTATTCTTGCAACCCAACAATATATGTTAGATGCATTTAAACCTAATGTTGAAATTCTACAACCAACTGGTTCTACTTATAGTATGTACTCCACATTAACTTCAGGTAAATCATATGCTGGATCTGAAACTGCATATGGAACAATCGGACCTATTCCGACTGAAAATAAAAATGATACTTTTTTAAGAAATCCTGCTGTAATTACAACTGAAGCAAAAGAAACCTCATTAGGTAGAAATACATTTACTCTTGAAGTTGAATTAAATTCAAAAAGTACATACGCGGCACCTTCTGTGGATCTACAAAGAGCATCAATAATTACTATTCATAACATTATTGATAATCAAGATTCATCAGCTACTGTAGGCTTTAATGTTCCAATTGATTTTGTAAATGAAACAACTGCTGGATTTGGTTCAGCATCTGCTAAACACTTAACGGTACCGTTTGTATTAACTGAACCTGCTACAGGTATAAAAGTTCTAGTTGATGTAAATAGACCAAACGGAACAGATTTTGATCTTTATTATAGAACTTTACCAACAGGTTCTGATAGCGTTATTAATGAAATTGATTGGACTCTTGCATCAAAAGTAGAACCATCATCAAATCATAATAATCTACCTACGGATACTAATCCAAATCTATTCAGAGAATATAGATATACCATTGGTGGTGATTATGTAGGTCAATTAATTCCATTCAGTACTTATCAAATTAAGATTGTAATGAAATCAACATCATCAACTGATGTTCCAAGATTTAAAGCACTCAGAACTATTGCTCTAGGTACATAATAATGGATTTAATTAAAGTTGAAGGTCAGCCTGGGTTAGCAAGAGATAAAAGAACTGGTGCAATTTTAAATATAAATAGTACCGAGGTTAACCGAATTAAAGAACTGAGAAAAAATCAAAGAGATTTAAAAAAGGTTGAGCGCGAAGAAATTAACCAGCTTAAAAGTGATGTTGCAGAAATTAAAATGATATTAAGCAAAATTGTAGAGAAGCTATAATGTCAGTTATTAATATTGATCTTTCGGATACTATTATAAGTTGGAGAAATAAAACCAACCAAATAGCTACAAATCTTGGTGATCTTTCTCTTCTGACTGATTCAGCAGCATCAATTGTATCATCAATTAACACTTTACAAGCCGGATATGATAGTGATATAATAGCACTAAGAACTGATGTTTATGGCGATAGTGGTGGTATTCTAGATTTATCTGCACTAAATACTACTGATAAAACATCTATCATTTCTGCAATTAATGAACTTGATCGTAGATTAGTTGATGTATATAATTCAAGCGGCGTTTTATTGAATACATAAGGAATAAAATATGGGAACCCCAATAAAACTTGAAGGTGGCTCTGGTGACCTAAAGGAAATGTCAACAGGTGAAGAAGCTTGGTTAGCATATCAGTGCGGTTTACAACTTGCTGCTTCCACAACTTCTGATCCGGGTGCTTTAACTACATCATCGGCTGGTAATACCAATATTGGTTCATATACAAATACATTTTTTAATGAAGCCGTGGGTACTCATCCTGGTTCATCTATTACATCAGGCTCAACAACTACTACAGTTTATCAAGCAACAGGTACTGCAACTGAAGCTGGCGCTGATTTTCATAGACCTATCCGTTGGAACGGAACTGGTTTTGAGGAAATGGATGATACCGAATTAAATACTTTAGTTGATAGACTTTTAGGTCTTGTTTTTGCTAATTCATATCCTGGTGATTATTATTTGGCATCGTCATCTCCCGGCGGAACTTATGATACCCATATTTCAAGTATATTTTCAGATACAAGAACTGATGGAACTACGGTAACTTACAATATCTATCAAAGACAATCTATAGCCTCACCACCGAGTGAAGTTAAATGTGTTAAGATATTTAATGATACAACATCATTTGATGGTCTTAAGGAAATGAGCAATACTGAAATTGCTTATACTTTGGGACAAAGAATGAAAACTCGTATTATGAGTTCTGCAAATAATATTGGTGCATATCAACTCAGAAGTTCTGCCCAGGGTGCTCCTGTTTCTGGTGGTACTTGGGTATCTAGAGGAACTGCAACCGATACTAAAAATACAACTGCTGATGTAGATTATTCTGCAATTTATACTCAAGTTATAGCAGAAAACTATATAGGTAATTACACCAGAGATAGAACACAGAACTTTGTGGGTAACTATACCAGAGATAGAACACAGAACTTTGTGGGTACTTATACCAGAGATAGAACACAGAACTTTGTTGGTAATTATACTAATCCTAATGCTATTAATTATCAAAGAACTAGAATTGTAAGCAGGGTTACGTATTATGCAGGCCGTATAGATTATCCGTATTGGATAGGTAATTATGTTGGTGATTATTTAGGCCCCGCATCATATGCTGGAGATTATGTCGGTAACTTTATTGGTAACTATGCTGGCGATTATGTGGCTAATTACGTTGGTAACTATGATGGAGACTATGTAGGTAACTTTATTGGTAACTATGATGGTGACTATGAAGGTAACTTTGAAGGCAATTACTTAGGAAATTATTTGGGTGAAACAATTAATTCCGGAACAACAACCATAGAAACATATACATTATATGTGAGAACTGCTTAATTATACGGAGATAATAATGATTGATAGAAAATGGGCTGATGATTCTTTTTGGGAAAGCTATGATCGAAATAGAATTACCACAGTTTTAATGACCACAGACGCTGAAGGTAGAGTAACAAAACAACAATTAACGGTAAATCGACTTAATCCTGACGGCACCGAAAATTCGGACTTCCAAGAAATTCTAAATTCTCTTACAGAAGAAAAAATTACGGAAAATACTCAAAAACGTAACGAAAAAAAAGCCGCTGAAAGAGAAGCTAAAGAACAACAAAGACTAGAAAGAGAAAAAGCAGCGGAATTACAAAAGCTTTTTGAAGCAAAAATTCAAGCATTTGAAATTGATGAAATTAAGAATTCCAGAAATAGACTTTTAAAAGCTAAATTAAGAAAAGCTAAAAACCTAATTGAAGTGAATCTCTATTCAATGATGATTGTTATGGAAGAACTAGAAAATGGATCAGAAGCAACCGAGTAAAGGTTATTTAATAGTAGCTTCTCGTACAAAAGAATTTTATAAGATGGGTATTAATCTTATAAGATCTTTAAAAGAATTTTATCCTGAAGCACAAGTATGTTTCGTCACAGAAAAACTATTCTGTGACGGCAATGAATCTATTGCTGATCATCTTTTTTATTGTGGCGATAATCACAGAGAAAAACTTTGGGCATTATCTCAAACACCATTTGATATTACAATGTATATTGATGCTGATTGTGAAATATTTCACGAAGATATAAAAAATGCGTTTGATATGTTAGATGGTCACGACTTAATGTTTACGCCTTTAATTGAGGAAAGAGCACATTATTTTAAAAAAGGTATATGGGAAAACGGCCGTTTAAAATTAAATGGAGGTGTATTTGTTTATGATATAAGAAATCCTTTAGTAAAAGATTTTATGAATGATTGGAATATTTATTATAAACAACAACTTTTAGGTATATGGTGGCCAGATTTAAAAGATGGTAAACCTGATTATGATAAACATCCGGAACATTTAAGGCGATGGGATCAATTCACATTATGGTGGTTAACTAATGTTAACGAAAAATATAAAGATATAAAATTAAAAATATTTAGTGAAGATGAAAGATGGAATTGGTATTCGTCTTTTAATGAAAAAGAAAATAAATCTGGTAAAGATATAATCATTTATCATTATTCATCACATGCTTATAAAGGAAAATATTAATGAATAATATAATGAAATCAGTGGATATAAAAAATAAGGATATTTTAAATATTCTTAATGAATTTATAGATTTATGGTGGGATAAAAAAGAAACGGATTTACAAAAATTTTATCTTGGTGCAAAAGAAGAAAATAGAGAAGACTATATTAGTGATGAATATAAAATTAAAATTATGAATATGGGATCATTTCATAATGGATACCCTGAAAAATTAAGAGGATATAGTATAAAACCAACTGAAAGTAGCACAAGATTTTCTGATATTGAAATTACAAAAAAATATATTGAAATAAATGAAAAATTACAAGTATTACTGAGTACAAAACATAATGCATTATGTGCAATATATCCACCTGAAGGATTTATTTCATGGCACAATAATGCAAATGCCTCTGCATATAATCTCATTTTTACATGGTCCGAGAATGGAAATGGTTATTGGAAGCATATAGATCCATATACAGGTAAAGATGTGGTTGTACAAGATATTCCAGGTTGGCAATGTAAGGCATTTTATTTTGGTGCTTATGAGGATAAACCAGAAGATATTGTATATCACATGGCATCCACTGATTGTTGGAGAATGACGGTTTCATATATGTTTGATAGACATCATAAGCAATTCTGGGAAGATGTTATTGAGGAAATTGAAACTGAATGATCGACATATGTGTTACACATTTTGGTAACAAGTATAGTACAAAATATCTAGATAATTTACAAAATGGAATTGCCAGGAATTACTCTGGCAATTTTAATTTTTTAGTATTATCAGACTGCCCAAATGGTCATTGGGATAAAATAAGTTTTTTTGAAACTGATAATCCAACAATTATTATGGACATTGATATATTAGTTACTGGTAATTTAGATGAATTAATTAATTATAATGTGCAAGAAAATACCCTTGCTGCATTTCCAAGATGGTGGAGAAATGGCGGTTGTCCTATTAATGGTGGGTTTTATAAAATAAATCCTGGACCAAATATATGGTCCGTAATTGATAAGTTCTATTCGGATCCAGAATTTTGGATTGAATATTATGGTAAGCTTGTAGGAACACCAGGTAAAGGCGAGCAAGATTTTATCAATGACTCAGTATACTATATCAATAAATTACCCGGTCAGTGGTTAGGTATTCATACCGAAGGTTCTAAAAGATATGATCCAAATATAATGAATAAATATTATAATGAATATAATATGCCTTTAATGAAAAAAGATAAATTTGGTGATCAGGTAAAACTAGTTCACTTTATTTACGATGATAATATGATTGAAAATAAATCACAAATGGTTTTGGATCTTTGGAATACAACGTAATTGTAGTAAAATGGGGAACTAAATTCACCCCAGAACATGTAAATAGACTTTATAGAATGGCAAAGCGTAATATAACTTTGCCATTTAATTTTTATTGCTACACTGAAGATCCAACCGGAATATATGATGAAGTGAATATCATACCACTTGATATATCACTAGAATTAGAAAAATGGTGGTGGAAACTTACATTATTCAGGAAAAATAATTTAGGTAATGGAGTTAATTTATTTTTGGATTTGGACGTAGTAATACAAAGTAATATTGATTATTTTTTTATAAAAGCAAAACATAATAAAATAATACTAATATCACAAGATGATGATAACTGGCACATTTTTGCACAATTGAACCATGATCCTAAAACAACCCCGGCATATAATTCTTCTATTATGATTTGGTATAATAATGAAAATCAGGAAATTTATAAAAAATTTATAGATAATTACAAATTATATACAAAAATTTATTACGGTATTGATAGATTTTTAAGTTACGAAATATCTTCAACAAAATTTTTAAGTTTAAATAATAGTGATTATTATTATAGAAATTCAATTCGGGAAAATGAAATTTCTGAGAAATTATATTTCATAAGATTTCCAGGTGGTAAAACGTTAGTTAATTTTAATAAAAATATACCAATATGTGTATTTAATGGTTGTCATGAAGATTTTTTTTATCAAGGTATGGAAAAGTTTTTATTATAAATAGTACAAATCTCTATAATAAAAAGGTCCGAAATGGCACAATATGAAGAATTATATATTGAACAAGGATCCACTTTTCAATATGTTATCACTCTATCCAACCCAGCTGGCGGAGCTTTTGATTTAACTTCTTATACAGCAAGATCACAGTTGAAAAGAAGTTATAAATCCGTATCAGCTACAGATTTTACAATTACATATCCTAATCGTGCAGCTGGGCAAATTCAGTTAAATTTAACTGATGAAAATACTGCTCTATTAAAACATGGTAATTATGTTTTTGATGTTATTATTGAAAGTTCGTCAGGAGAAATTTATAGGGTAATAGAAGGAATTGCTTTTATTGACCCTGGTGTTACAGAATAACGAGTGTAACTAGGTATGGTCAATAGAATCAATAATAATTTACCACCTTTTCTTGTAAAATCTGAAGATGTAAGTAAAAATAATCTTTTTACCGTATCTAATGTAAATCAAGGTGTTAAATTATCAAGTTATGCTTATACTGATAGTACTGGTACTCTTGATACTATTTTGGTTAGTATTTTAAGAAGATTTTTCTATAATGATTCTTCTTTAGCATCTGATATTAATATATTAAATATTGGAAAATTTCTTAGTGATTCTACTGGCGTAATAACCGACATTTTAAATTATGATTTTTCTAAAAGATTTATAGAAGGAACGGATCCTTCTACAGATCAATTTGTTTATAGTGCCTTAAAAGCCATTCTAGATTCCGCATCACCTATAGATTTTATTAATTTTAACTTTAATAAAACTCTTAATGATAATATAACTGTATCAGAAAGATTAAGTTTATCTAAATCCAAACTAGTTGATAGTAGCGTTACTTCTGCTTTAGATCTTCTAGGTATTGATGATGGTATTACATATGGATTGAGTAAAGTCTTTAATGATAGCATTAATGTATCTGATCTCTTTACATCTCTTTATGCGGTAGGTAGACAACCTTTAGATTCATCGTCTATATCAGACGTAAATACCATATCATTTGATAAAGTTAATTTTGATTCTTCCACAATTTCAGAAGATCATATCTATACGCTAGATAAAATTCTAAATGATAGTAGTTTTATATCAGAATTATTAGCTAATTCTCTTACAAAACCTTTTTCAGATTCAGAAGAAGCTACTGATCTTATTTCTCTAGAATCACATAAGGTTTTCTTTGATTCCATAGAATCACCAACCGATTTAATTAATACATTAGCGGTTGTAAAAAATCTTAATGATTCACTTAATCCAAGTGAAATTTTAAATTATAATATTGATAAAATAATAACTAGTGAAGTTCTATCTCCTATAGAAATATTAGTTAGAAACTTTTCTAAATCCTTGACTGATAGTTCCTTTGCAACCGATCTTCCCCAATTGAATTTGAACAAACCAAATTTTGCAGATGATAGCGTTAATATTAGTGATACAGGATTGATTTCTGTCCAAGATTATTTCTTAGAAATATATGTGTCTGATTTACAACCTTATGTTGAAAAATCAAATACCACTTTCTAATTTATATAAATAACCACATAACCATTCAAATTACCCTAGATATTAGGAGAAAAATAAAAATGATAAACGATATCGTTAAACCAAAAGGTAATCTTCAAATTCTTTTGACTGGACCTGATGGTATTGTTAAAACCAATCATAATGTAGATAACCTAGTTGTAACTACTGGTAAACAGTGGATTGCAGCTCGTATGTATGATTCCGCAGAACCTGCACAAATGTCACATATGGCAGTTGGTACAGATAATACAGCGGCGGACGTTGCAGATACTACTTTGGCTGTTGAAGCTGCTCGTGTAGCTTTAACTTCAACAACTGTTTCAACTAATACTACTCAGTATGTAGCTTCATTCCCAGCAGGTACTGGTACTGGTGCTCTTGTTGAAGCTGGTATCTTAAATGACTCTTCAGCTGGTACTCTACTTTGCAGAACTGTGTTCCCAGTTGTTAACAAAGGTGCTGATGACACTCTATCTATTACCTGGACTATTACAATTAACTAATTAATTAATTTAATAAGTAATTGTAATTTATTGGGAGTATAATAGGCGTGACTAGTATTACATTAAGATCTGTAAAAGGATCACCGCTTACAAATAATGAAGTTGATTCAAACTTTAATAGTCTTAATGTATATAAAGTTGAATTAACTGATTCAACAGGATCAATCATTGTTCCTGCTGGTACCACTGCTGAAAGGGATGATAGCCCTGTCAATGGGTATTTAAGGTATAATACCGAGACAGATAAGCTAGAGGTATATGCAGGAGGTAGTTGGTCCAATATTGGTGAACTTACATCATCAATATCTTATAATACTTCCAATGGTACTTTAACTCTAACAACAAGTGATAGTAGTTATACAACTGTCATAAATTTACAACCTTTTACCACTACAAATCTAACCGAAGGTGATAATCAGTACTTTACAACTGCTCGAGCAAGAAACTCTTTAGTAGCAGGTTCTGGTATTCTATATGATTCTGCTACTGGTGTTATTAGCCAAGGAGAATCACCATTTGATTTATTTGACTCGGCTGATTTTGATATTTCTTTTGCAGCTAAAACTACAGATGATCTTACTGAAGGTTCTACCAATCTTTATTATGATTCAGCTACAACTGTAACTGTAGCAAGAAATTCTGTAAGTGTTACTGATGCAGGTGGTGATGGTAGTTTAACATATAATGCTGGTACTGGTGTTATAACTTATACTGGTCCAAGTGCGTCTGAAGTTAGAGCACATATCTCTGCAGGCACTGGCGTATCTATTACGGACGGTCAAATATCAATTGGCCAAGCAGTAGCAACAACTAGTGATGTAACCTTTGCGCAGATTACCGGCGATTCAGCTATTCTTGATGCAATTGCATTTAATGCTCAAACTTTTCCACCAGGCGGTGGAGCTATTCCTGGTACTCTATTCTGGGATTCAGATGAACAAAAAGGTCTTAGCTTTGTAACAAGAACCCGTGAAGGATTTGTTGGTGCTACTATTAACGTAGGTCAAGAATTACTGGTTTACGTTCATAACCAAACCGGCGAACAAATTAATAATGGTGACGTTGTTTATGTCTCTGGTACTGCACATGGTTTACACCCATCAATTACAAAAGCGCAAGCAAACGTAGGTGCACCAGGTCAATTCCTGGTTGCTACTCAGGACATTGCCGATAATGCTCATGGTTATGTCACCAAATTTGGTTTAGTAAGAGATGTTAATACCGGAGGATTAGTTGCTGGTGATGATATTTACCTTTCAGCTGACTCAGCTGGTAAATGGACAACTACTTCTGTAACAATTGATAATGGATATCCTGCCCATATAGGTGTAGTTGTTAAGGTTGATTCTTCAGAAGGTACAATCCTTGTTGATCCTTGGAACGAAAACTTTGAATATCTTCGTATTGAAGATCGTTTAAAAGTAACAGGATCTATTGAAGGTTCAACACTTTCACTTGACTCAAGTGCTTACTTTACACCAATTGATCAGCTTGTACGTCCTACTTACCTTGAAGGTACTGTATGGTATGACGAAGATGAAAAAGGTTTAGCTTTCCACGGTCCAGACTCAGAATTTACACATTATATTGACCAAAGAGATTTGGTAAGAGGCCGTAATAGTTCAGGTTCTTTAATTCCAAAAGGTACCCCAGTTTATACTGATGGTGTACATATTCCAGGTAACCCAGTTCACGGTCACCATCCTTTGATTTATCCTGCCGATGCAGCTGATGCCGCTAAGTACGAAGTAATTGGTATTACTGCTCATGACATTGCTGATGGTGCACATGGCTGGATAGTTGCACGTGGTTGGATTCAAGGAATTAATACTGCAGGTCTTGTATCTGGTGATAGATTCCATCTTGCTCCTGGTGGTGGTTTCCAATCTGCTGCACCATCATATCCTAACTATCCAATTGATCTTGGTATTGCTCTTACTGTTGATTCAACCGGCGGTGGTGGATCAATCTATGTTGATATTAATAGCCATACCCAAGAACAAATTAGAATTACAGGAGATGGCCGTGTAGATGGAAACTGGACAATTGGAGGCAACTTAAACGTTGTTGGTACAACAACATCTACAGTTAATCAGTCTGTTACAGTACCAAGTCAATTTATTAGATTGGTTGATGGTAATACAGTTGGAACAGGATTTCTTGGTACTACTGGTGCAGGCGGTTTAAATGACGCTACGTTCATTGGAAAATATTTAGGTGACTCTGATCTTTATTATTTTGTACGTATAAGTGCAATCGATTCTGCAGGTGGTGGTGGAGATACCATTGAATGGGGTATCTCAGACTCTGCTACGATGGGTTATGGTTCACTCTTAGGAGGTTATGGTTACGGTCTTGGGTTTGAATCAGATGGCGGTCAAGCTACATGGAAACTTGGGGTAGATGGTACAATTGCACCACTTAGAAATGGTATCTCTATCCAGTTTATTAACTCTACCGGACACAAAGACTCAGATGAATGGGTAGCTAATCCAGTAGAGATTAATCTTGATCTTGGTCTAATTGGTAACTATAACCCAACTGGACCGGGCGGCTTAAGATATACTGGTATATTTAGAGATGTTACAGATAGCCGTTGGAAATTCTTTGAAGGCTATGATTCCTCAATTGATTCATCAACAACTATAATTAATACATCTAATCCAGGTTTTACTTTATCTGATGTTCAAGCTGGTACATTCTACGGTGCACTAAGCGGTAATGCATCAAGTGCAACTACTGCTACACAACTTACAACCGGTAGAACATTTAGCCTAACTGGGGATATTACTGCAACTGGCGTATCCTTTGATGGTACTGGAAACGTACAACTTACTACAGTATATAATCCAGGTTCTATTGTAAATGACGATATTAATGCTTCTGCAGCAATTGCTGATACAAAACTTGCTACAATCAGTAGTTCAGGTAAAGTTCAGAACTCAGCAACTACTGCTACAAATGCAAACACAGCTTCAGCAATTGTAGCAAGAGATGCATCAGGTAACTTCTCTGCAGGTACAATTACCGCAGATATTAATAGAGACGCGTTTACAACAGTAACCGCTGGAGTATACGGTTCTGCTGCACTAGTACCAGTTATTACAGTAGATGCAAACGGCTTTATTGATAGTATTGGTGAAGTTTCAGTTGCAGGTGTTTCAGCAACAACATTTGATTCTGCGACTGCTACATACACAATCTCTACCGCAGATGGTGGTTCTTATGCAACAAGAGTATATTCACAAGAATTAACAAGAACAGCGGTTAGTGCTGGTACTGGTATAACTTATAGTAGCTCAACAGGTGTTATTGCAACAAATGATGGAGCTATTGTTCACGATAACCTATCAGGTTTTGTTTCCAACGAACACATAGATCACTCTACTGTTTCAATTACTGCAGGTGCTGGTTTAACCGGCGGTGGCACAATTGCAGCAACAAGAACTCTTAATATTGGTGCTGGTACTGGTATCACAGTTAATGCAGATGATATTGCAATTAGTAATACTGGTGTGGTTGCAGCAACATATGGCGATTCATCAACAATCCCAAGAATTACTGTTAATGCTCAAGGTCAAATTACGGCTGTAGTGGGAGCAACTGTTAATATTCCTCCTGGTTATGGTGATGCTGATGTTGATGCGCATCTATCCGGTGGTACTGGTATTACCTATAGTGCAGGTGTAATCAGTACTAATGATGGGCAAATTATTCACGATAACCTATCAGGTTTTGTATCTGATGAACACGTAGCTCACTCTGGAGTTACCATTACGGCTGGTTCCGGTTTAACTGGTGGTGGTACAATTGCTGCCTCAAGAACACTAAATGTTGGCGCCGGTTCTTATATTATAGTTAATGCTGACGATGTTGCTGTAGATGCTACATCTGCTAATACTGCCTCAAAGGTTGTGGCAAGAGATGCTTCCGGAAACTTCTCTGCAGGAACAATTACTGCGACTCTTACAGGTAATGCTTCTACCGCAACTACCCTACAAACGGCTAGAACAATTGGTGGTGTATCATTTGATGGTTCTGCTAATATCAACTTACCGGGTGTTAATACAACAGGTAACCAGAATACTACAGGTAACGCAGCTTCAGCTACATATGCATCAGCTGTAACATTAACCGCAGATAATAGTACTGATGCAACTAACTATCCTTTATTTGCAAATGCTGCTACTGGTAACCTATCACCAAGAACCGATACTGGGTTAACATATAATCCATCAACTGGTGTATTAACATCCACAACATTTACTGGTGCATTAAGCGGAAATGCTTCTACCGCTACTGCATTACAAACGGCTAGAACTATCGGTGGGGTAAGCTTTGATGGTACTGCCAATATTAACTTGCCTGGAGTTAATACTACTGGTAACCAAAACACAACTGGTACTGCTGCAGGTATTACCGGATATAGTGGAACATATTGGACTTCTAATAACGACGGTGCCGGTACTGGTCTTGATGCAGATTTACTTGATGGTCAACATGGATCTTACTATCGTATCGATGTTTATAACGCGGCAGGTACATTATTGAACTGATAAATACTTAAAAAAGGATTTAATATAATGGCTGTAGTCAGTTCAAGACAAGGACTTATAGATCATTGCCTAAGAAGATTAGGTGCTCCTGTAATTGAAATTAACGTCGATGATGATCAAATTGAAGATCGCGTTGATGATGCATTACAATTTTATCAGGAATATCATTCTGATGCAACATCTAGAATCTATTATGCTTATCAATTTACTCAAGCAGATTTAGATAACGCATATATCACATTACCGGATAATACCTTATTTGTTATTCGTGCGTTACCTCTTACTCAATCATATGCAGCATCTAGAAGTTTCTTTGATGTAAAATATCAGTTAATGTTAAATGATATGGCACAAATGGGAACTTATATTGGTGATCTTGCTTATTACGAGCAAATGCAGCAATATATTTCCTTACTTGATAGACAATTAAGTGGTATGCCACAGGTTTCATATCGCAGACATCAAAATAGATTGCTTTGGTATAGTGATATGAATGACCAAGATATTAGAGTTAATGATTATATTGTTTTGGAAATGTACACTATAATTGATCCACAAACTCATACCAAAATCTATAATGATATGTTTGTAAAAGATTATACAACCCAGCTAATTAAACAACAGTGGGGTGCCAATCTTATCAAGTTTGAGGGTATGCAACTTCCCGGTGGTGTTACATTAAATGGTAGACAACTCTACGATGATGCTACTTCAGAAATAGCAACATTAAGAGAAAATATGAGATTGGAACACGAACTCCCGCCTGATTTCTTTGTGGGTTAATTATGGCTACAAACCATTATTTTAATCAAGGTACAACCACAGAACAACTTCTGTATGAAGATATTGTCATTGAATCTTTAAAGATCTTTGGCCAAGATGTTGTGTATCTTCCCAGAGAATTAACTAATAAAGATACCATTTTTAATGATGATTCCATTTCTAAATTTACAAAATATAATAAAATAGAAATGTATATTGAAAATATAGAAGGTTTTGATGGAGAAGGTGATCTATTTACAAAATTTGGTGTAGAGATTCGTGATGAAGCTTCCTTTATTGTATCAAGACGTCGTTGGAATAGATTAGTAAAATCAGAAAATAATCCAATTCAATTTTATAGACCTAGGGAAGGAGATTTAATTTATCTTCCTTTATCTAGATCAATTTTTGAAATTCAAAAAGTTGAAACTGAATCGCCTTTTTATCAATTAAAAAATCTTCCAGTATTTAGATTAAGAGCTAGCCTGTTTGAATACAATGATGAAGATTTTGATACGGGAATTGATGCAATTGATACGGTTGAGTCTGTAGGTGCTTATCAAAATGCCCTTACTCTATCAACAACACCAATGTCATTCATTGTTGGTGAAACCGTTACACAAACACTTGCAAGTGGTGTTGTAATGAGAGGTGAAGTTACCGAAAAGAATGATTCCGATAGTATTCTATATATTGCGCACATAGGATCAAATGATGGTACATTTGGTCAGTTTACCACTGGAACCATTATTGGATCAACTTCTTCTGCTACTGCTACTGTAACTGCTGTAGGCGAAAGAAATAATATTGATCCGAATAATCAAAATTCAATCTTCAGTAATATTGATTTTATAGATTTTAGTGAAACAAATCCATTTGGAGATCCTAATATTACATAATGAAAATTTTATTATATCAATATTTTGATCCACCAATAAATTTTAATAAAAATTATTGGGATTATTCAATTTCATCTATTAAAAAATATGCGGAAAAAATAGATGTTGAATATGAATTTATATCAGGGGGAGCACCTTATCACCCTCAGTATGGTATACTAATACCTTTTATAGAAAGATGGTGTGATGATTATGATTTGTTAATTTATGTTGACTGTGATATATTAGCAACTTCAAATAGTAAAAATATTGTTGAATATGTAAATTTTGAAGATATTAATATAAATCATATGAATACAGGCCCTCTTATAGTAGATCCAATTGAATCACAAAGCCCTTGGTTTGAAGACGGTCATGCAAATTCTGGTGTTGTTGTATTTCCTAAAAAAATCTATTTAGATTTTATTAATTATTTGGGTAATTTAAAACACCATTGGGCTAGAGATAAACTTAATGGTAATTTTAATGCTCCTAACACTTTCGGCGGTGGTGATCAACAAATTTTAAATATGTACGCAAAAGAAAATAATAGAAAACTATCAAACTTACATTATGATTTTAATTTTCACATGTCAAGATATGATCAAAGTCAAAGATTTTGTAGTTCATTAATACATTATCACGGTGGTTTATCCAAGCGAAGAAATAATAATAATAGAAAATTAATGATAGAAGATTATTTCTGTGATAAAATATTAAAATAGATTTTTATTTTGATAAATATATTAATAACCTGGAGTTAAATTAATGTTCGGCACATATTTTTATCATCAAAGAATCAGAAAATCTGTAGCCGTTTTTGGTGCTTTATTCAATAATTTATATGTTCTAAGAAAAGATGCGGCTGGAGCTGTTATTAGTCAAGTTAAAGTTCCATTAAGTTATGCACCAAAAAGGGACTTTATTGATAGAATTGCCAATATGGCAAAAGGTGAAGAAGCTGAACGTTTAATTGCGGTAAAACTTCCTCGTATGTCCTTTGAAATAATTGCTATTACTTATGATTCAACCAGACAATTATCCAAAACAAATAATTTTGGTTTAACCAGTCCAACAGGTACTGGATTTAAAAGTAAATTTTTTGCACCGGTTCCATATAATATTAATTTTCAATTAAATATCTATGCTAAAACTCATGATGACGCTCTACAAGTTGTAGAGCAAATTATACCATATTTTAATCCTCAGTATACTCTTACCATAAAACCTATTGAAAATTATACATCAATAAAAGAAGATAGTCAAGTTATTCTTCAAGCTGTTTCATTTACTGATGATTATGAAGGTGCTCTTGAACAAAGACGTAGTATAATATATACTCTTGACTTTGAAATGAAAATTAATTTCTATGGTCCTGTTAATGATGGAAAAATTATTCGTAAAGCAGATGTTGATCTATATTCAATGGGCACTGGATTAAATGATTCGGATGAATTCCTTGAAAAGATTCGAGTTCTACCTGATCCTGCCGATGCTAGTCCAGACAGCGATTATGGATTTACAACATTAATATTTGGAGCTTTAGATAGTGCATGATTGATTCTGATATTAAAGATAATGATTTTGAATATGCTAGACAAGTTTATCATGACATCTTGGTAAAAGGTTCCGAAGCTATGGATGATATGATGGAAGTTGCTAGATCAACTGAACATCCAAGAGCTTTTGAAGTTCTTTCTACAATGATGAAAACCCTTGCTGATGTAAATGGTAATCTTTTAGATCTTCATAAAAAGAAAAAAGATATTGATAAAAAAGATATAGCTGCTTTACCTATACAACAAAGTGGTACTACTAATAATCTATTTGTGGGATCAACTACGGAACTACAAAGATTCCTATTGAATCAGAATAGATCTGATAATGTAATTGATATAAATCAATACCAAAAAGATGAATGATTCATATAATGGCAACCTAAACGTTAAACGTGATGGGGTTGTCCAAAATTTTACCGCACATGAAATACATGAGTATATGCAATGCATGCAAGATCCAGCATATTTTGCAAAAAATTATTGTAGGGTAATTTCTCTTGATAGGGGTTTAGTACCTTTTAATCTATATCCTTATCAAGAAAAAATGTTTAAACATTTTAATGATAATAGATTTAATATTGTATTAGCTTGTAGACAATCTGGTAAATCAATTTCATCCGTTGCGTATCTTCTTTGGTATGCTTTATTTCATCCTGAAAAAACTATTGCTGTTCTTGCTAATAAAGGCGCTACTGCTCGTGAAATGTTAGCACGTATTACATTAATGTTGGAAAATTTACCATTTTTTCTACAACCTGGTACAAAAGCATTAAACAAGGGATCCATAGAGTTTAGCAATAATAGCCGTATAGTAGCTGCGGCTACATCAGGGTCCTCGATCCGAGGTATGTCAGTGAACCTTCTTTACTTGGACGAATTTGCGTTCGTAGAGAGAGCGTCTGAATTTTACACCTCAACATATCCGGTTATTTCGTCCGGTAAAGATACCAAGGTTATTATTACATCCACTGCAAACGGCATTGGTAATATGTTCCATAAAATCTGGGAAGGTGCTGTTCAAGGAACAAATGAATATAAACCATTTCGTGTTGATTGGTGGGACGTTCCTGGACGAGATGAAAAATGGAAATTACAAACCATTGCAAATACCTCTCAGTTACAATTTGACCAAGAATTTGGAAATACATTCTTTGGTACTGGTGATACTTTAATTGCTTCTCATATTCTTTTGGAACAAAGAGCTCATGAACATAGGTCATATCTTGAAGGTGGTTGCTTATTAATTTATGATGAGCCAATAAATAATCATAATTATGTTATGGTTGTTGATGTGAGTAAAGGTCGAGGTCAAGATTACTCAACATTTAATTTAATTGACATCAGTGTTAGACCTTTTAAGCAATCTGCTGTATATCGTAATAATACTATTTCACCAATTTTATTTCCAAATATCATTTATAAGTATGCAAAAGCATATAATGAAGCTTATGTTATTGTAGAATCTAATGACCAAGGATCCGTGGTTGTAAATGGACTTTACTATGATTTAGAGTATGAAAATCTACACATGGAATCTATGATTAGATCAGATAGAATTGGTGTGGAAATGAATAAAAAGGTAAAACGTATCGGATGTTCTGCAATTAAAGATATTATTGAAAATCGTAAATTACACATCGTAGATCCAGAAACAAT